CGCCAGCCGCGTAACAAATAGCTTTTTTGTTTTGTTTTAACGCCCGCTTTTAATAGCTCTAAAGTGAGTTGAATAGGGTTCGTCATGGTCTAAATTGAGTATAGTTAAGTTGTCCGACTAAACGAACATTGTTATGTGGAAATCCCGTTCCAGTTGCGGTAACTTTCAGGCGGTGCTCGGCTGTATTCGTTGCCGTGTCAATCGTCAAACCAAGCGTGAACGTTACAAAATTATTCGTTGTATAAATAGTGTTGACGGCCGAAGCTCCAGCGGTTCCGTTTTTGAAAATGTAAAAGCTAAAAATTGCGTAGCCGTAGCGGGTGAATGAATCGTTCGCAATGTTAACTACCAACTGGCAAGCCCAACCCGTTAAATCTTCGAGGTTTATTCGGTTGTTCGGCAAGTTATCGACTAGCAATTCTATATTGTCGCCGCTTGTTATGTAGCTGTCCTTTGCACCTAACCCGAAAACGCCAAACTGCGACTGGCCTAACGTCGCTCCGATTGAGTTATTTAATGAACCCGCGCCGACGTGTAACCCACCCGTTTTTACGATTGCGTTTCGTCCGAATCCGTGCGTTTGAACCGCGGCGGTTTTAAGGGTTATATCCGAACCGAACGCCGTAGAATACGAAACGCCATCTTCGACTTGAAGATTCGAGCCAGCAAACGCGCCGAAATAACCGTCCTGACTTATGTTAGAACCGACAACCGCGTTTAGTGATTTCGTGTTGACGTTTGAACCTATGGCCGTCATGGCCGAGGGCCCGCCGCCGCCGTTCGTGTCCGTAGTGGTTCCCCCATCGAGCGACAAACAAAGGCCGAGCGTTTCGCTCCAAAAATAGCCGTAACGTGTGCAACAACTTTGCGTCGGTTCGGCGGGATTGCCTTGTTGATCTAGCCAGTCAACTTGGCCCTGGCTGTTTACGTCGGGAACGAGCTCGCAGTCGGGTTTCGGATAAACAATTTTTAAGAGCGTTACTTTCGTCGATTCGATTTCGCCGATTTTGTAGTCGTTAATTTCGAGCACGCGCCAGTATGAATCCTTAATATAGTAAGTATTCGCGAACGAGAACGTTAGAATATCGGTTAAATCGAGCGCGAAATAGGCCTCCATGACGCGGGCTTGCTCCGAATAAATCCCGTTTAAGTAGTTTCTCCAGTATTCGTTAAATAGGTTTTTATAGGGGTTCGCGGTTATTGTATGGAACGGGCTCTCGGGCGCAAAGTTCAAATCGTAATCCGCAACGGTTGGGTTTGTGTCGCTGTAATGATTGCACAAAGGAACGTTCGTGTCAACGATTGAGCTCGCGCCGTCGTCATAAAGGCGAATCGAAGCCGTGCCCGCGTTAAACAAGAAACGCAATCCTGGGACAACGAACTCCAGTTTGTCGTTGATGAATTGGGGAATGATTATGTCCGTTCCAATTATGTAATTACATGGCGTCGGTTGGGCTGTTAGTTCAATTTTCAAATCCCCATTCGCGAACTCGTTTGGCGTTTGTCCCGCTGCCGTAGTGTAGCCCTCAATTTGGTAGTTGCCGTAAATTCGGCCATTGTCTTTATAGACCTTGTTAACTACGTCGCCGCCCTCTTTATAGGTGAACGTAATGTTTCGGCTTTGGTAGGGCGTTGTATCTCCGATAACTATGTCCTTTGAAATATCGAGCTTGCTAGTCCAGTCCTCGGTTGTCCCGCTTTCGAGATAAACGTCCATTGGAACAACCTTAACCTTATTCGGAATCGCCGCGTCTGGAACAATCGCGCAATTGTGCATCTTCAAAACGTCCTTGATAAAGTCGCTTTGTTTAATGTCGGGCGCGTTCGCTGAATAGTTGATTGTTTGCCCGTAAACTGACTGGCTTATTTCCACTAACTCGAAACCCGTTCCGAGCGTTGGGTTGTTATTCGCATCGCCTTTGATTGTGGCCGAAATGTTAGGCCCATAATTTATTACCCATAAAAAAACCGTGGTTCCCGCTTCGATAAATACGGGCTCGTTGATATGAATCATGTTTGCAACTGGAATGCCAGGGCCCCACCATTGCGTAAAAGTGAATAATGCCGTCGAAGTATCAATAGTTGGGCCTCCAGCTCTTAATTGAATATGCAAAGGGCCAGCTGGCCCCAAGCCCGACTCGATTGTACAAAAGCTCCTAAACTTGTAATAAGCCGAAACGGGCGCCGTATAAACCGAACTCGCGCCAGGCGTGAAATTGTTGTTGTAATCGTAAAACTCCGACATTCCCGAAACGCGGTGTTGAACACCAGTAACCGCTATGTCCGTAGTTCGTCCCGCGCTGAATAGATACTGTTGCTGCGGTTCCTCGTATTGAATGAATCGGCTATTTATCCATGGAATGTAATAGCCCTCTAAAATCGTTTGAAGCTCGGGCGAATCCGTAGTGAATCCAGCGTCCTCGATTATTTGATTGAACACATACCAAGCGTTGAGGTGTGGCGTCAGGTCGGCCGCGAATACTTGGGCTGAATCACTAACAACCGTTCGTGTCAAAGGTTCGCCGCCTTCGCTCCATTTTTGCCCGCGATCGGCTAGCGCGTAAAGTTTCGGACTCGTGTTAGCTGTCACCTCGTCGTAATCGAGAATCGCGTTCAGGTTTACGAGGTCGCTTATATCCTTTAATTTTTTATCGTTGACGCTGCGAACCAAGTCGGGCGTTTCGCCAAAAAATACAAGTTCGTAATCGGTTATCTTGTCTAATTGTTTATAGGCCTTTAATAGTTGCAAATGTCCCTTTGCAATCGGTAGCCAGTTAAGTCGAATTTCCGCTTTTAGTTTACGCTGGAAAAAATTAAAGTCGGGCGAATAGTTAACATCGGACAAAGCCCCGAACAACTTCGCATTCGTTATGCTATTCGGGATTCGGAATTGCCGCGAGAATGAACCGACGCTAGTCAAATCCTGAATATCCGTAAACCTCCAGTTTTGCGAAATGGATTCGTATTCGTAGAGATCAACGTAAATACTAGTTATTGTATTAGTCGTTATATCAATGGTAACGTCGCAAGTTATGGGCGTTAAACCGCTCCAAGAAATGGGAACGTCAACTACTATTGTGCAAGTATTTGCGTCATAAGAAACAACATTAGCCGTTGAATTTCCCGTAGCTGACGGAACATATACAACCGCTCCAGGTTGAATAATAACCTCGGGATTCGCGCAACTAAACGCGGGATTGAGTAACGAGAGGTTTATAGTTGTTTGGTTATCGACAACATTGGAATAGGTATTTGTAAAAGTTGTCGGTTCAGTAACTGTGTCGCCTACGGTTACGATTAGCTGTACTTCGTTTCTCATTATGTCCAGTAGTCGATTGAGTTTCTATATGATAGTGTAAGGTTGTATAGCTTGCCGTCGCGGGTTGTTCGTTGCTGGTAGCTTTGTTCGGTTATGATTATGGAATAGAACGTCCCATCGTCGTTTACTTGGTGTACTTGGTCGCTAACAAACAAACTTTTCAAGAACTCAAACTCGCCCTCTTGGAGCCAGTCGCTTGTTATCGTGGTCACTTGTTCAACGAGCTTTGTCCTATCCACTAACCCGCGATCACCAACGGAGAAAATTTTATCGGTTCCATTAAATAGAATTTTACGATATTGCTTCGATTCCATTTGATACGACTTCTCGCTCTTCTTAATGAAGTTAAAATAGTCCCACCCAGCGCGGGAGTTTTTCCAACCGAGCCGAACGTTGTCGAATTTACAGTCGCTTTGCCCGTATAAATCGGCGTTATAGAAACAATAGGTTTCGGAGTAAACGTTAGTCCCGCCCGAATCGGTAGCCACAACAGTATAAAACCTCCAGTTTGCGTTCGATGCGGGTTTAACGCTCGAACTTAAATTCGAGTTGTTTATATTCATTGGGTATATTCCCTGGTGAATGAACGAATCCTCGGTAGTGGTAAACCCTGGAACTACAACCGAAGAGGGAACGCCCGCGCTATTAAATAGAGTTATTTTTATATGTGTCGCTAGGTTTGAATTAAACGAGGCGCTTTGATTTACCCAAGTCAGCAAACCATAGTCCTCGTTGCGACAAGGAATATAAATAGCCCCCGTGATTGAGAACGTGTCGGCAAATTGCCAGTTATGCGTTTCGGTTGTTCGGTCGCTCCACATTCGCGAAACGTTAGCCGTTAATGCGTAGCCCTCGAATAAACCGCCGCTTTGATTGTCGGGGCGGTAGTTATCGGAGAATTGATAATAGCCATTTACAAAGTCCAAGTCGTTCGTTGTTACTGCGGTTCCCTCGTTTTCCGTTAGCACGTTACCAACAAGCCACCATTCAGAAACAACTAACGTAAAACGCTTCATTCCTTTTCCGTTTGCCTCTTCAAATTCCAACTGCGTTGGGCGCGCATGGCTGAAGCTCTCTAGCGTGTTCTCGTTGTTTTTCATGGTCAAAACCGAGGCGACGTCAAAGTATAAATTCCCATCGGGCGCGGGTGAAACGTAAAAGGTATAGTTCTTATTCGCTCCCCATGTTTCGGTTAAGCTAACGCCGTATTTGAACCCGTTTTGTGCGGTTTCGTCCGAGCTATAAATAACGAATAGCTTTTGCCCTCTTGGGGCCATTCGTCTAGGTATTTCCTGTTCCGTTAGTGCCATTTAGTTTTTTATCTATGTCAAGTTGAAAAATAATTTCCCGTGCGTAAGCGTCGGCAATCTCTTGCCCGTAGTCGTCGAACGTTTCAAGTATCGCATCGCTGAAATACTTAATTCCTATTATTCCTTTTTTGCCTATGGAACGCGCTATATTAAACGCTGCCGCACGTGCTGCCGCATCAGAATAAGGAATAAAGCGCCCTTTTTTCATTGGGTCAGGGTTTGCATAGTCACGTAATCGGACTTTGCGAATTTGCATCCATTTGAAAATCGCATCAACGGGCGGCATCTTCGCACCTGGGCGACGTCCGAATTCAATTACACTAGCGTATTTACGTGTTTCTTCGCTATTTGTCGTAAATCGAATTTGCATCCCGCCTGAATAGAAACTCGTTTTTGCTGTTAGCGAGTTGTATAAATTACCAGTTGCATAACGATTGCCGTTTCGCTTTCCAATTTTTTGTTGGATTTTTAAGTTCGATTTCGCACGGCGAACTACCTCGTCCGCATAACTACGAAGCACCGCTTGAATGGGGCCGTCTTTACTAAAAGCCATTAGGCGAAAACGAGGTTAAGCAATGCCGCCGCATAGTCGTAGGCATCGGTATTCGCGTCGAGTGATTGCCCCCATAGCTGATAGTCCCCGTCCGCGATTGTGAACGAACCCTTAACTAACGAGTTCGCGTCCGCATCGCTTAGGTGATATTCAAAAACCGCCTCCGTTTCGAGGTTGTCAAAGGTGATAAATAGGGTTAACGTTGTCGCGGCTTTGGTTTCACCGTCTTTCCAAACGTTTATAGGTTGTATATTTTTCATTTTATGATCGTTCGATAATTATTGCAACGGAAACAATTTGTGCAGCCGTTCCCGATGCGGCATTGTTTTGTACTTGTAACGAGAGGCGATCTCCAGCCGCAACCGAAACCGAATTGGTGGTATCGGAAAACGTGCCAGCTACGGCGTTCGCTGCTATTGTAGTCGTAACCGCTGTATTCGCTCCGTTCTTTCGCACGGTGCAAACCTGAGAACCCGCTGCGCTTTGAGTTGATGCGGTTAGAACATAAAGGTTCTTTACTGTTCCAGCGATGGGAATAATAACTTGTCGCGATGCCTCGGCGCTGTTGGTAGTAAACGCGCAAAAAGAAATAAAGCTCGTAGTGCTCGCTCCGATTGTAACTGCGACGTTGTTAATTAAACTCACGGAATCTTGGGCCGCAACCGCAACGTTGCCCGAACCGAGTAAGCTCGTGGAGTTGACAGTTTTGATATTAGTTCCGCTTACTAAAGTCGCTTGAACTGCGACGTCGCCGCTTCCAAGTAAAGAGGTTGAGTTTACCGTCTTAATGTTAGTTCCACTTACAAGCGTATCTTGCTTTGCATTGAGCGCCGTTTGAGTTGCTGTTGATACTGGCTTGTTCGCATCACTCGTATTGTCGACGTTACCGAGTCCGACGTCCGATTTTGTTAAATCGATATTTCCCGAGCCGAGTAAAGATTGGCCTTCAAGCGTTTTGATATTCGTTCCCGAAACGAGGGCCGATTGTTTAGCGTTGAACGTTGACCAGTCCGCACTAGATAACGCCCCGCGATTTGAAGCGCTCGCAGTCGGTAAATTGAAAGTATGGGTTGAACCCGCCGAGCTTATCGCGAAGTCCGTTCCCGTTGTTCCAGTAGCGAAAGTTTGGGTTGACGCTGTTAAGCCATTCAAAGAACTGAGTCCGATTGCATAAGTTGAATGCACCTCGCCTATTTTGCCGTCCTCAGTATAAAGCGTTACGGTCTTGCCGTTTGTATTCGCAATATCGAACTCAATAACAACCCTATCCGTTGCCGCCGTTACTGTGCTAGGAACCGAAATCGTGAACGTGTAAAGATCGGCAACGTTGCCGTTTGTTATCTCTTCCATTGTACTCGTGGCGATCGTTGTAAACGTCGTCCCATTGTACGTTTTCAGCACCGCGTTGATTTGCGCGTGATTTGCACCGCCGCCCGTTTCACTCAAATAAATGTCAATCGTCCAAACGCCGCCAGGTATTAAGACATGATTCGGACTATTTATGTCCGTAATGAATCGAGCAATAACGCCCGTAGTGGCGCGCGTAAAGTTAGCCGCTGGCCCCGTGTTCGCCGTTGTTCCTAACTGATAATAGGTCGAACCGCTAATTGTGCCCTGAGAAACGTTGCCGTTGAAATAGAAGATTTGACCACCGCCGCCGCCCGTGCTTGGGAAATTCGCGAGAGTGCCATCGCCCCGAACGTATTGGTCAGTTGTTCCCGCACCCGTCACGGCCAAAGTTCCCGCGCTCGTAACTGGAGAACCCGCTACGTTAAAAGCGGACGGCATCGTTAAACCCACCGAGGTAACCGTCCCGTTTGTGAGCGTTGGCTTGTTCTTAATGAAGTCAACCGCTGCGTTATTGCTTTGGTTCCAGTCGCTTTGGATTTGCGCGGCGGGAATTGTGGGCTTGTTCAAGATTTCCGCAACGCCGCTTACAGCGTTCCAGTCCGCATTGACTTGTGGAACAGCCGCCGTTGATTGCGTTGTCGCGTCGGGAAAAACAATTTCCGAGGCGTTAACTTGCATCGAATCGCCCGTTGTTGAATCGACTACGTTTAAGCCATTGTATTCAAGAGTTGAATAAATAGTCGCGGCTGCATTTTCGACTCCGAATAAGCTCGGCTGCATTGCCGAATTGAACGATCCGTCGTCAGCTGTTAAGTTGTGGTTTCCGATTGCTACGTCATTCGTCGCACCCGTGTAAGGCACAAGCCCCGTTATATCGGGAATCGTGGGTAAGTTATCGAGATCGTTGTAATCATTTGAGAATGCAACCGCGCCTAAGTCCGCACTATTCGCTTTTAACGCGAGCGCATTCGTTAGGTCTATTTGATTCGTTAACGTTCCAACTATGTCGCCCCATGAAACCGAGCCGCCACCGCCGCCCGTATTCGTGAACGTAACCGAACCGTCGCCGTTATCGGTGATATTGATTCCCGTTCCCTCAACTAGATCGAGAACGTTTTGAACTACGTTATTTACTCCGTTGACTTTAAGAACGAGCGACGAACCCCCGCCACCCGTGCCTCCTGAACCCGAACCGCCTGGGGCGTAATCGGCGGGAATATCACACGCGCTCCAGTTCCAAGGAACAACGAGAGTGCAGCTCAAAGTAACGCCCGTTAGAACGTGAGTGTATTCCTCGATAAACGGCTGCATTGAAACGTTATCGAGTAGCTCAACGTCCGAACCAAATAGCGTTAACCCATTGCGGATTTCGGCGAGCAAGTCCTCAGCTAAGCGAATGCAGTCCGATAAACTTTCGCGCTGGTATTCGGCGTTGGATTCCTTTTCGCGTGGTAAATCCGTGAACACAATATCGAACGCATAAGCTCGCTGTCCCGCGCTTGGTGTTACCGAAGTCGGGACGACGTGCATCCATGGGAATTGCTGGTCCTTTTCGAGGTCGGTTTTGTCGATTTGCCCGTGTGAAAAACGGCGAATTAAATAGTGCCCATCGGCGAACGCCTTGAACCTATCAATAACAACGTTATAACTGATTTGACTAAACATTAGCGCTTGTTTTATATTGCCTTTTTTGCTCGGCGGTAAAATCTCTCATGTAACTCAAATGCGTAAATACTTCAAAAGCTGGCCTATTCAATACCTGGTCAAATTTGGTGAGGTCTTGCCCCGCTAAACTTTCGATTATATGGAACCAACCCCATCTAGCTAGTCCGCTTGGAGTCGAGTAAGTTCCATCTCCATCTTCGTCTTCATCTCCTCTAAAAATTCCAGCGAATTGTTCGCTAACTCGCTTTCGATAGTCGAAAAAAAAACCAACGCGCCGCTAACCCTATCCATCGTCAGCTCGTTGATCTCGTCGATATACGTTTTCACTTTGTCCGAATCGTATTCGCGCAAGGTGTAATACTTGCCGAGAATATGATGAACGGGGCGAAACAAAACCGCGAGCAAGTTCGGTAGCTCTTTATAGTTTTGGCCGTCCTTAGTGAATATCGCCTGAGCATAGGTGTCGAGTTCGACGTGCTCTTTGAACGATAACTCGTTAAAATCGGGAATAAACCCTAGCCGCTTTTTATTTACAAAGAACGTTTGCTCGTGTCGCGCTGCCCCCGTTTTCATTGAATCCTCAAAGAGGTTTATTAAGTCGAGCACCGCGTCGAGCTTCAAGGCTTCTATATCCTTGCGTTTCGCATTTGCCGCAATCATGGCGCGCTCAATATCGGTTTTGGCCAAATGGAACGCGACGAATTGCTTAACGGTTATTTGCGAACTGTCAGCTGGGATGTAAAAAGTCCTTGCCATTAAAACGGATTGTATTAGAGATTTTCGGGAATTTGAATGATAACGGGGGAACTTTCGTCGCCCGCGTGAGTGTGGCGCGCTTGCTTCGGTTTGAAGTATTCGAGCATGGTCATGTAGTTTTTGAGGAAATCCTCGTCCTCCATTCGCGCGAGAATTTGCATCGCACGCTCAGCGCCTTGGGTTGTAACATATTCACCGAGTGATTCCCAAAGTCGGGTTCGTTCGCTAACGGCCCCCTTTGGTTTGCCCGCTGGGTTTCCGCTTTTTCCTTTTTCAAATGGCATTGTAAACAGTTGTTAAATTCAACTTTCGGTTTCAAGTTGGGCCTTGCATACTGCGTACCGTTGCGCGGCCTCGGGATATTCGGCCAGCATCTTCGAGTTGGCCATGCATCGCCCGACAAATTCGCTCTCGGTTTCGTCAGCGGTTGGAGTTGGAATTGGCATCTTTAATTTGATTTATTATGTGTTGGTATTCGTCCATTCGCACAATAAATGCGAGGGTTATTACAGCAATGGCGGCCGTTATCATTCGTTGTCTTTGGTTTGCATGATAACGTCAACAACGCCCCATATTACAATGAGGGCGGCAAGCGTGAAAACGATAACGGTGTAGATCATGAGAATAGGATTCCCTTGGCGCGGGTATTTTGGTTTATTTTATCCACTTGTTCCTGGTTGTTATCATAATGCTCCGAGATTCCGAGCTTGCTAATTAGCTTCCATTTATCGGCCCCATTCGTGAAATAGATTTGGCTTTTAGGAATGCCGAGTTCGTCCGCTACTTTGAGCACCTCGGCCGCGTCTGTTTGCTGGCGCGCGGTCACAATGTACACGGTGTACCCTTGGGCAATTTTCGCCTTGGCCATTTCTTGCCCCTTTTGGGTGTCGAGCGTATCGTCGAAATCAAAACTGATTTTCTCTCGGTTAAATTTGAGTTTGAGCATGGATAATGAATTCGGATAATTCTTTGAAAGGTAATTGAATGCGAAACGTTAGGCCATTTTGCATATACACGAATGATTGGTTTTCGTCGTCGCCTTCGCTTATTGCGGTTACGTCAAATATGTTTAGCACTATCGGACTTTTAATGTATTCCTGAGTGTGCAAATTTAACTCAGCGAGCACGGGGTCGGGTTCTTTTTCGTAAAGGGCGGGCAAGTAAACCCAGCTATTGACTTGTTTCATTGTTCGCAGTTTTTAGTTCTCGGTTTAATACGTTGATTAAATCCCGAACACAGCCAGGGCAAAGCGTGTAATTCTCGCGCTTACCCGTTAGCTTGCTTTTCCATTCCCAAAGCTGGCGCGCTTGTTTGTCGTCAACTTGTCCGCTTTTGGACAACCCTCTCAGGAATTTTTGAAGCTCGGCGATTTCCTCCTTATTCAAACGGAACGAACCCCATTTTTCCGCGGGACAACTCGCAAAAGTTAGCTTTGTTTTGACGTTCATGAAACACCCGCAAAGTTTGATTTTCTTTCGGTAATGCGTTTTGGTGTTGAGCTCGTCAATTTCATCCTCGTCATATTCATTGGAACCGACTACGGGAGTCCCGCACGTGCCGAATTTTTTATTGTACCATTTGCACGCTCGGCAAGTATTAAGGCGTTGCGCTTGAATCGCTGGGGGAACTGTGAACATTGCGTCGAATTTTATTTATAGCGTTGTGAATGTACTGATATAACTTGGGCTTAGGTATTCCCGTCGCGTCGCTAACGTCGTCATAGGAAAAGCCGTCGAGTATGTAGAGTCGGAGAAGTATTGCCTCGCGTTCGGGCATGAGCTGAATGTAACTGTCCAAGTATTCGTTGTCGAGTCGCGAGCCGAGCCAAGGCGCGTCGCGTTCTTTTTCAAAACGGTCGGAATCGCTCGCCCAATTTTGATCAAAGCGACGGTACTTAATGCCATAACGACTAGAATCGTCGATGGCCATTCGGTATATAGCTCGGTGCACATAGTTTTTCAGTTCGCCTCGGCAAGCTAAAACCTCAGCTTTTTCCTTTTGGTTCTCCAAGATTTTGAGCAAAGTTTCTTGCACGCAATCCATAGCGCGCACGGGATCACCAACAATAGAACGAGCAAACCCCGTCCAAAGCGGAAGCAATTTAGCAATGCTTTCATCTAAACAATTTTTGCTTTTACGTTGCAATGTTTTATATTTGCGACATAGTTGTCGTAAATTTAGGATTTTACGTTGGCTTTCACGCAGTTACTTATGAACAAACAACAATTTCGAGAATACGTTAACGACAAATTCGGGACTAAGGATTCACTCGCGGACTTTTTGGGCGTTTCGAGGTTCACCGTGTACCGCTGGTATAAAGAACCAGGCAAAATTCCCGTCGGGCTTATCGTCAAACTCAGCAAAAAAACAAAAACACCAATTCAATCTATTATCGGAAATGACTAGCTGCCACACCCGCGCTCCTATCGAGTCGCTTTTATACCTCATTTCACCCGCTGAAAAGCGCAAAGCGTTGGAATACTTGCTTAAAATATCGAGCGAACAATTTCGGCCTATTATTCAGCGTAAACTAGACGTCACAATCACTATCGAACGGAACCCAAATGAGATATTTCACAAGATTTGCTCATGCATTCGCGCCGTAACGGGTGCGGGTGACTTCGAGAAAACCGCATCGCGCGTTAGAAGTGAGGCGTTCGGGCGTCAGCTCGCGTCTTATTTTATGCTTTTGGAGTACAAAGAGGTTCCAGGTTTCGGGCTGCAAAAAATAGGTTCGTTTTTCGAGCCTAAAAAGCATCACGCAACGGTGATTCATTCACGTCGGCAAGTTGAAAACTCCTTTTTTACCGACAAAAAGAGCGAAGCGGATATACTTAACATTGCCGAGTGCCTTGCCGAGTTCGGTATAAAGGAACCCTTACACATAGTTCAACAATTAAAAACAATCAAAGATGCAAAAAACAAAAAGTAAAAAGCCGTTTCATTACATTTCGACGGCGATTCAAGATTTCCACAGCGATCGTTTGAAACGTTACGCTAAGGCAGTCAACCGAAAAGAGGAAATAGTTGTAACTGAGCTTATTCTTATGCACCGCGCGGGAATCAATATCGCCCAGCATATCTCCCATACAATCGGCGAAGACCACGAACAATACACCATAAAGCTCGAAAACATGGGCGAAAACTCAATGCATATAAGATGAATCAGGAACAATTATATGCAATCGTGCGCGCGCGTTTCGTGCTCATGTATCGCGACTTCGGTCTTTATCGCTGGACAGTTCGCAACCTCTCGGAATTAAAGCCCGCTTATTTAGCTGGGTTATTCGTTTCGATTGTGGCCTATTTAGGCGAAATGAATAAGTTTTTTATTGCGATTTGGGCCGCGTGTTTCGTGCTTCACATTTGGCTGTGTGGCGTCGAGCATTTTCTAATCGGACTACGCCTTAAAAAAATACTTAACTCGCTTAAAGCGGAGGGAATACATTTAACTTTGAATGGCTTACTTCGCATTTGCGAACCAGTTATTCCCGAATGATTAAGTATCTACCTCGGCAAATGGAGGCGTTGGAGGCGCTGGCTAACGATTGCCCCGCCGAGGTGGTTCTTTTTGGGGGCGCCGCTGGAGGTTCAAAGTCATTCACGGCGTGCGCGTGGCAAATCATGCGTCGCGTTAAGTATCCAGGTACGCGCGGGTTGCTCGGCCGTTCCAAACTAGACACGTTAAAAAAAACAACGCTAAGAACCTTTTTTGAGGTTGCTCAGCTCATGGGCTTAAAGAGCGGGAAACATTACACGTTCAACGGTCAATCGAACATTATTACATTTTGGAACGGCAGCGAGTTAATCTTAAAGGACTTATTCGCTTACCCTTCCGACCCGAATTTCGATTCGCTTGGAGGTTTGGAAATCTCCGACGCAATAATTGAAGAGGTCGCTCAGGTCACAAAAAAGGCCGTTGATATTGTGCGCTCGCGTATGCGTTACAAGTTAAAGGAATACAACCTAGCGCCTAAACTTCTTATGACGTGCAACCCGACAAAGGGCTGGCTTTACAATGACATATATGATCCATGGCGAAACGGCGCCTTGAATCCGCGATACCGATTTATTCCCGCGCTGCCAGGTGACAACCCGCATTTGCCCGAATCCTATTTGGATATTTTGCGAACAATGAACGAGGTTGATCGCAAGCGTTTAATGGAGGGTGATTGGGACTTTGACGAAAGTATTGACCAGCTGTTCAACTATACCGACTTATTACGCTGTTTCCAAATTGGGAAACTGGAGGGCGAGTATTTCATCACGGGGGACATTGCCCGACTGGGGAAAGATAGAACCGTTATCGGCCTATGGCGAGGGTTTGAACTTATCGAAATTAAAGAACTCAGGAAATCCAAAATAACGGAAACTGTGGCCGTGATTAAATCAATGATTTCCGCAAAAGGTGTGAAGCTCGGGAATGTCATTCTAGACGAGGATGGAATCGGAGGCGGTGCGGTTGACTTGGTCGCTTGCCGCGGGTTTCAAAATGGATCTAGAGCAAAGCATCCCGAAACCTACACCAACTTAAAAGCGGAGTGTTATTTTAAGCTCGCCGAATTAATCGAGAAAGGCAAGGTTTCGTTTCCTGAGAATCACCGCGACACAATAGTTAAAGAACTGGATATGATTCGCCGCCGTCGTCCTGAGGCCGATGGCAAGTTATCCGTCACCAGCAAGGAAGAGTTAAACCGAATGCACGGAATAAGCCCCGACTTTGGGGATATGATCATGATGCGCTGTTATTTCGAGCTATATCCGAACTACGGACGTTACGCCTATGCTTAGTTATTCACAACGAAAGGCTCGTGTTTATTGGGTTTCTTAGGGTTATTCACAGTATTGCACAAAATTATTTTTGCTTTTTATTTGGTGTATCAAATATGCAACATATATTTGCCTCACAAAACAACAAAACAACAACATGAAAAACTCAAAAACTGACGCGATCGACTTGCTAATTCTAGCCGTGTTTATTACTATTCTTTGCATTTATTTTTAATCCTTAAAACAATAGTCAAATGTTTACTTACAACAAAACAACAGCGACCGAAGAGGTCACAATCCAAACCCCGTATTATTTCCGTGATACTTACAATGTCATGATGATAACCGAAGAGAATATACTCGTTAAGGTTTACGACGACGGCTCAGTAGTTAAGTTCACCTCCGCTATCTCCAGCCATCTAGCGGCCATGAAATCGGAAACAACCGAGGCCGACTTTAAGAACGCTTTAAGAAACGCACTAAACAAATTAGATCAACTACTATGAAACCCGAGCAATATATCATGTGTCCCGAATGCAGCGGCAATGGCGTTGTTTACGAAATGATTTCGTGCGGGCGTTCAATGTCCGATTGCTGCGGCGGTTGCACACGCGACGTTAAGTGTGAAAACTGCGACGGCGGCGGCGTTATCGAAAACGAGGATTTCTTTTATTCTTAATTACATTTGTCGAAACACAATCAATCAAAATGGAACAATTAGAACAACTCCAACGCTTTACGGCGCGGCTCAACTCCGAGCCCGCCCCTGAATCGCTTGAACCAACTCCCGACAACCGAGCGAAAACGGTTACAATTAGCCACATAGAAATGACGCTTGATGAGCTTTTCTTTGGGCAATGGTCAACGTGCAACTTCACTTGGTCAGCAATCGCGAACGAAGTTCAAGGATCGCTCACGCTCGAAGTGATTCACCCAGTAAACGGACAAAAGATTACGCGAATAGGCGCGGCCTCCGTTGTTATCATGGTTGACAAAGTACCGCAAGGCATCGACGGACAAGAGCGAAACCAATGGGCGATTAACCCCATGAATAAGAAACCGAATGCGCTCGATTTGGCTTTTCCAAAACTCAAAGCCGAATGCCTTAAGAACGCCGCGCAGTCGTTAGGTAAAATCTTTGGCCGCGACATTAACCGAAAACGCCAGGACGTTTACCGCCCGTTCCGAATCGCTCCCGAGCTTCCAGCCGCGACTATGTTAAAAATCGAATCCGATATAGCAAACGGCGTGAGTGAATTCGATATTCGCAACGCGCTCGAGATATTGGGAACCCAAGTCAGCGACGAACAAAAGCAGCATATCAATAACCTATTAAATTCACGCGAATGAGCTACGCTACCGAACTACTAGAACACGCAAAAAATAACTTAGCTTGGGATAAAATCCGCCTAGGAAAGTTTACCGCCTCGCGTTTGGGCGATTTAATGACGTCGCCGCGTTCCAAGGCCTCAAAGGATGCTGGAGAGTTAAGCCAAACGGCCATGAATTACGTTATTTCCCGCGTTATGGAATGCGCGACAGGGCAACCGTCCGACGAAATATCAAGTAAATACACCGATTGGGGCAACGAATGGGAGGAAACGGCCCTATTGAAACTCGCCGAGGCAATCGAATGTCCTTTAGATCGCGTGAACTTACGCCCTGGGTTTCGAATGTTTAACGATTACTCAGGCGCGAGCCCTGACGCGTTCATGGATTTTGAGGGTTGCACAATAGGCGTTGAGATAAAATGCCCATATAACTCGATAAATCATTACTATCACAGCACAATAAGAAATGCTGAGGACTTAAAAGCGGTCAATCCTCAGTATTACTGGCAAGTTCAGTTTAATATGCTAACGTTCAAAATGGAGCGATGGATATTCGCGAGCTTCGACCCGCGACAACCTGAAAACCGCATTCTCTTTTGGTGGGTTATTGAGGCGAACCCCGAAGATATGGAGCTCGCTTGCCAGGCGATTGAACGCGCCGAAGCTAAGAAACAAGAACTACTTAATAATTGGTTACACATTTAACACTTAAAACAATGGCGAGTAAAAGAAAGCTAGTTATTGAACGAATAGAGGCTATT